AAATGCTTTCGGGTACAACTCTCTACTTTTGTCTATAAGCTCTCTAAGTTCTGGCATAGAGCGTCTTATGATTAGACCCCTGTGAGCGGATCTGTGGGCGTATCGTAATGGATCTACTAACATAGCGTAGGATTTACCGCCTCCTGCCGCTCCACCATATAGAACGTCTGTTTCTCCTGCGGCGAGGAAGTCTTCTTGTGGGCCTTCGTTGGCCTTGAAGATAATTTCTTCTTGCGCTTCTTCAGCTAAAGCATTTGGTACGTTGTTTAGTTCTTCTATCTCTAGTACGTTTGAAGTAGCTGTACCGTCCAGTTTGTTTAAAGTCTTTTTAGTTGTTTTAATCGACTTCTTATAACCTTCTACTTTGGCCTGTGCTACTTTAAGCTTCTTTTGTTTTTCTCGGACTGCCTTTTTAGCGTCCATTGTTGCTTTAGTCTTAGAATGGTAATTATAACCACGGCCTTTAGATCCTTTTGCTCTTCCAGATTTCTTACGCGGAGTCCCATCAACTTTGAGTATAAACTCTCCGTCTTCGTCCTTTAGATAATTATCTGGGTTTGTATCCCAATCAGTCATGTTTGTCTGCTATTTTCTTTAAGCCCATGTGAGAAAGAGAACGCCCTGTTTGATGTTCCAAATACAGAGAGCCTTCTCGTAGGCTTAGTGTACGATCTTTAATCATTGTTACAATCTTATCTAGTGCTTCTAGTTGGTCGGGTATACGAGTTAATAACTCTACGTTATCCTCATCTAGCTTATAACCAAAAGGAATAGTACTACTAGACCTCCTCATACTTACCTTCTATAACTGTTTCTTGCTTTGCGGGAAGTATAAATAAACCACCTGATGTGTTGACCGTGATGTCTAAACGATCTGTCTTCCCTAAACCTACACGATCTAAGATGGTTTGTGCGGCCTGTATACGCATGTTAGCTTGTGGTATAGGCTCGGCACTATCCATAATGGCTACGAGCTTCATAGCGGCTTTCGGTGCAGATTGGGCTAAGATGTTTGTAGCTAGATCCAAGATCTCTGTCTTTAACGATTTGACAACCGATGGATAACTATTATCTGCATACCCTGCGAGTTCTGCTGCTTTTTGCGGATCACCCCCTACTTGTGTTAAGTGGTTAAGAAATGCTTCTTGCTTGGTTGTCAATTCTTTTTTATTTGTCATAAGCTCTAGTATACTGCGATATTAAAGGTTTGTCAAGTCTTTTATTCCAAAACGGTATAATAAATGTAAAATACTTCTTGACAAAATGCTTATATCACAGTATAATGGATATTAAGGCCGCAGGGTTATATAGTCCTGTTAGGCATATCCTTCTTGTGTATCTCCTTCCCCGATTTAGATGTTTGTATACGTGTGTATACGTCTCTTTAGCTCTCTCCTTTAAAGTCTTTGAAGCTTCCGCGCTAACTGGTATACACTCCAGAGCCTTTCAAAAATGTATAACATTGTGTATATAGGGGGGGGAGTGGGTATGGCGACCTGCCCCGCCTCTTCAAAGCCCTCTATAGATAAGCCAAATCAAGACAAAGACCTTTAAAGTCTCCAAAGTCTTATAAGCTTTTAAAGGGTTCTGGTTTCCATTGTCTGCAGAGACTTATAAGCTTTTAAAGTAATAACTCTAAAGTCTCTTAAACTAACCAGATCAACGACCTATAGATTAACCTCTCTATAACCTTCGCCGTGACTAGATCACGTTTTATGGTCACCACATCACAAGCAATAATTATCTACCTATGTTTAGAATGACGCATCAGCGAGAATAATCTTACTGATTTACTTAAACTCAAACTATTAATAAGGTATATACATTATGAAAAATTTTGACTATTCAACAATCGATCAAAACCGCGTTGCATCGTATAAGCAATTTAACTTGTGTGCTTACAAGGTTGGCGAAGCTTATAAATCTGTCACGGGTAATGACATCTCAAGTACAGTTATATATGCATGGCTTAAAAAGACTCACCCAAAGGACAGCGACAAAGCTTTAACGCATGGTAATGTTCAGGTATATGCGAATGCTTACAAGATGCCTAAAAAGGTTGTCGGTTCTATTGATAAACTGGCATTAGAGCTACCGGCCAAAAAGGTTAAAACGCCTAGCAAAAAAGAGGTGACTCTTGTAACTGAAAATGCGGAGTTAAAATCTGAAATGGCTGATATGAAGGCGCAAATGGCTGAACTAATGGCCCTAGCAAAAGGAGCGAAATAATGATTGTATTTAATTACATAAGCAAAAAAGACTTAAAAGCGAATATCGGTAAGCCCCTGCGCTTTATTGAAACGAGCATGTTTGGTAACGAATACGTTTCAAACGGTCAATTAACGGGTGCGAATAGACCGCATATTACGGGACGCGGTCGCGAATTTTTCGCAATAGTAACCTTAAAAAATGATTTAATCATAGGGGTAAAATAACATGTGGAATACTAATTACTTGATACGAAATGCAACAATAATATGTCTAGCTATGATAATTTCTATGACCGTTATTCGGGTCGCTGATTTGGTTATCTACGCCATGCAATCTTAACTCACTACCACCACTAAAAAGCCCTATGCAATCGCATGGGGTTTTTTTTCGTCCCTAGTTTATTCAAGCCCGTTTAAGACTGTTTAGTTTGTACCATGTAGGTCGGTATAGGTTGATATGTTTAAAGCCCTTACAAGACATTAAAAGCCCCTATAATCGCATTCCTGTAAACCACCCTAGACTGTTATAGATACTCCGACCTATAAACCGCCCTTTTAATGTCTGCAGTTATAGGGGCCGCGCTTTTATTTATATATGTAATTTTCTAACAGTTTTACTGCAGTTTTTTTTCTTATAAGGATTTTTTTGTCCATAAACGAGAGTCAAAGTCCTTATAAAGAATTTTCTGTTCTTAAACGAGAGTCAAAGTCCTTATACCGTTATCTCTATTAGTAAAGCAGAGGTCTAGGTGAAAAAAAGTTGATCGGCTGAAACCCACGCCACCACTGGGCTACAGCGATTCAGTGACCAGAATCCTCAGTCGAGTCACCCAAAGAAATTGACCGACCTCCGGCAATGTCCCAGAATGGCCGTCCAGACAGAGAGATTCACTTTAATAACACGGAAATTATAAGGCAAGGGTGTCCCCATCCTAAGTAGCGGCTCAGTCCACCGTGCCAAAACGGACTACTAATTTTAATTGGAGTGCTGATATGAGTAAAGATATAGAGTACGGTAAAATTGTTGAACGTAGAAACACTGTTAAATGGGCTGATTGGTATTTAGACTCTATAGCTATAGATATGGAAGACGGTAGATATGGCCAAGCTCTTATAAGAGCCGAAGAGTTAAAGAAAATGATACTGGATCTAAAAGAAGACAACTTTAAAGGGTATAGAGATGAGTAAAATCACTAAGAAAGGGTATAAGTTAGTAGATCAGTTTAGCGGTCGTGGTATTTACCCGTTAGAACTTATTCACGATAGAGACGGACAACCTTTTATAATTAGAGGTGGTATTGCACCACATAAACCAAGTAGCACTGGAAGAATTTGGGTCAGTGATATAGCTAACAAGCACAACAGAGAGTATTTTCCTAGTGTTTGCAACTTAGAATGGAGAGAAATATAATGAAAAAAGAAAGAATATTTTGGTGGCTTAAAACCAAACTTGACGGAACCAGTATCGCATATACATATGATATGGCCGATCAAGACGGCTCCGTACCTTTCGCAATAATCGTTGACGCTAAATTAGTTAATGAAATGAAATCTAACCCCTCATATACAGTAATCGGAGAGCTATGAATAAATCAATTGTTTTAGTAAATGTATATGATAGAGGAAAAACTGTGCCAATGTATCATATAGATAATATTAGCAAGGAGGCTTGGAAACCCTTTGAACCTTTAAGCAATAGCTATTACGTAGGTCAAGATGACTATGGCAGTCCGTTGTTTAAGAGCTATGAAGCGGCTTTGAAGGCACTTAAACTTATTACGTTATAAACAAACGAGGTGTTTTATGTATAAAAATCATGCGGTAAAATGTCAGCAATATTCACAGCGTTCAGCGGATAATATGGCTTACGTTATTCTAATGGTTGTTCTTAGTATCCAACAAAACTGGTTAGGTGTTGGCGCTCAGTTACTTGATGTCAGGCTACATGGCATTAAATCTAAGTTCTTGTGGGGCAACAAGATTAAAACCTTTCAGTATTTAGAAGCCAACAAGCATAAAATTTATGCTCAAGTTATGGCGGTTATTAATTCTAAACAGATTGACAGCGTTAAAGCTGAGTCACTTATGAAAATCTTTCTTCGTGTTGACGGCTTGGGATTACCAAAAGCAGGATTTGCTTGTCAGCTTACAGCCGGATTAGTTGGTTGTATGGATGTTCATAATATTAAGATGTACGGTTTAGATGTTAAGTCATTGTCGCTTTCTAAAAACCCTAAGACAAACAAAGGGAGAGCGGCTAATGCTAAAAAGACTTTAGATTATATATTGATGTGTCACGATTACGGCACTGAAAATCTATGGAACAGTTGGTGTTCTTTTTTAGCCACCAAGTCTGTTAAATGGCAAGACGGTAATCATGTAAGTGAAGTTCACTATAGTTATTTAACTGGAGAAGTAAAATGAAGACTTTAATTGAAGCAGTAGAAGCATGGATTGATGATAGAGTTGCTAACAACATCGCTGTAGAGAGGGCTGATAGAATGTCTCACTCTGCGTTTGTTGATGTGGAAGAATTAAATGGGACGCTTAAAGCTATGGAAGAGATCCATATCCGCGATGTTAATAGGATTGCAGACCTTGAGCGCAGGGTACAGTTCTATCTAGACAGCCCTAGCCCTGAGTCTGATGGCGAAGAGTCAACGGTTACAGAGTTGAGCATGAGGTTAGATGATGTTGATAGTAGACTAGATGATCTTGAATGTAGCATGGATGAAAAGGTTGATAACTGTGATGTTGATGATAAGGTTGAGTCTGCACTGTCTGACTTAGACCTACCAGATTCATACTCAGTAGAAGTTATGATTGACGATGCTTTAGAAACTAAAGTAATGGATGCTGTCAGGGCTGAGATAGACGCGACAGACTTTAAAATAACAGTGGAGAGATAAGATGATTACACTTACAGAAGATTCAACAGTACTTACAGAAGAAAACTTCGAAGTTCTAATAGCTATACTTGAAGAGATGCGCGACAGCTTAATGGCTGACCTCGATGAAGAGGGGCTGAGCGAGAGAGCGCGCATTGTTTTAAGCCGTGACTATCGGAGACTGCGTACCATACAGGAACAGTTAGCACTTACTATGGAGGTAATGAACAAATGAAAAAAGAATATTTTAAAGACTTTATGAATGATTTAACTAAGGGTAATGATCAAATGATAGGGTGGTGTGCGCCAACTAAAACTATTAGTCGGCCTGACATTTTGTTACAGCTTGTAAACATTGCTTTAGAGCAGACCCTTGATGATTTAAACGCTGTTGAACTAAGTGAAAGGGGCGCAGTAGTTATGAGTAACGATCATCGTTTGCTTACTAAACTACGAGTTGAGCTTCTTAATATAATTGAGGAGGATGTATGAGTAATAGACCGCCTAAACTTAAAAGCCAAATAGATTTAGAGCAACCTATTCAGAAGTATAAGGTTATGGTATCTCAAGTAACTGGATACTTTATAGATGTTGCGGCATCTAATGAAGAGGACGCACTGAAATATGCTAAGGCCAAGAACTATTATAAGCAGTATGATTTACAGGTAGTGGATACTCACTATCAGATTTTTACAAAGGAAGAATGATCTTACTTTTTTTTACTTTAAAGTTTTATAGTACTTTAAAGTTTGTATACATTCTTTATAGTTTGTATAAGAATACTAATAAATATATTTAATAGTTATCTTAGAAGAACTTTATAGATTTTAACAGTTTCAAAATTGTTGTCAACTAAAACTTATACTTATTTTACTGGAGAAATACAATGAATAATATTACACCGATGTTTACAAACAATTCAGCCCTTACAACAATCCGCAATGGAGGTTATGGTCAAGCTGATTTTAATATAGGAACTGCACCGTTGGTTTATTATGCTGACGGCACTGGGTTTCCTAGTTCCAAGAATGTTATCTACCGTACCGATACATGTGAAGAGCTAGGTATTCATGGTCAAGGCTACAAGGCAGTAGCACCTAAACACATGATAGACGTTACTCGTAACATCATTGAGCGTTCTGAC